TTTATTAAACTCGTCTGGAGTTATATAACCTCTTTGTTGTTGGTTAAGTATTAATAAGACAGTTTTATAAACTAAATCTACATTTATAGCCATTATTTATTTTTTTATTATAATACCAGCCAGCCACGATAAGTGACCAGCTAATATTAATATTACATGTTATTCTAAGTTTTTCTCTACTGACCTAAAAACTTCTACACCTTCATCGGTTTTAAAGTAAGCTGCCATTGCAGAGTAAGGGTTTTCATCAAAAGGTACAGTCATTAATTTTCTACCGTTTGATCCCCAAGTAAATGTTCTTTGATCTTGTGATAATTTAATGATACCCATTTCAGAAGCTTTTATAGCTATGTTCCTTAAGTGTACATTATCATCATTTGCTAATTCCATAAATAAATGTGGATTTCTTTTAGCAAACAACATAAGATCTCTTTTTAATTCTTTAGATGTCATGCTTGAAACTTTAGAACCTATCTCAACACGAAGTATTGCTTCGGCTTGATCTACTTCCATTGTTCTTGCAGCAATCATTGCATCTACTTCAATCTCTAAATCTTCTAATTCATTTTCTGCAATAGCTACTGGATTGTGTTCGTAGTATTTATTGCCTAATAGTGGATGATATAAAGATAATAGTTTTTGTAAGTTTTGTTTTTCTTTTTTAACATAAAGCGCTCCGTCTTTGAACATTATATGTCCTAGTGTTGCTTCTCCTTTTTGCTCATCTATTAAAGGTGAGTTTTGATTGGTTGCGTATCTGATTTCTCTTTGGATACCTTTTTCCTTATCAAACCAAAGAAGTGGGTGCCTTGATGTATGTTTAGATGAAATAGTTAACGTCAAAGGTGCTTGACCTACAACGATATACATTCTATCTTTAATTTCCCAGGTTGGTTTTACTGGTTCTTGTTTTTTTGGTGTAGCTACTTTTGCTACTACTTCTTGCTGAGGAGCAACCTCAACTGTCTTTGCTGGTGCTTTTTTTGCAGCCATAATATAATATAATAAAAATGTGAATAAGAGTAATAATCACCCCCGTCAGTTCAACGAGGGTAACTACTACATTAATTTAATCGGTACTAGTCTGTGAATAACACAAAGTTGTTAGCCGCTTGAGTTACTAAACATCTTTCAGATAAGAAGTGAACTTCCATAGCATCTAAATCAGAAGTAGCAGCGCCACCTACAGATCCAGTGATCCAGTTTTTCATTCTTCTATCATCAGCTTGAGAAGCTCTATATCTTACATGTAAGAAAGGTCTTCTGATGTTAGTTCCTAATATTTGATCGTAAACTGTAGAAGTTCCAGCAGGTACTAATACTCCTTCGATACCAGCATCAGCAACACCACCACGAGTAGAAGCGTCGTTTAAGTATTTCCAGTCAGTTTTGTAGAAGTCATAAGAACCTCTTCTAAAACCAGAGAAGCCTAAGTTCAATGCCATTTCTTCAGAATTTTCAAATACACCATAAGAACTACCTCCTTGGTATATACCAGTTCCACCTTGTTGACCAACAGTAGCTAACATATCATCAAAATCTAAAGAAGTTTCTCTATTTAAGAATAACATGTTTTCTTCGATAGCTCCTTGAGTATCCAAGTTTTTAAGAATTGAATCAAACTGAGCTAAACCAGTTGCTGCAGTAAAGTCTACTAATACATTTCCACGGCTTTTAACAGCAGCAAAAAGACCTTCAGTACCTTTAGCAGTTGTAGTTGAACTTCCAGATTTTAATTCACCTTCTACCATAGACATTTCTAAGTAGTCTTCAAAACGTAATCTTGTTTCAGATTCAGCTTTTAAGTACCATAAGAAACCTCCTTGACCAGACTCAGTAGCTACTTCAACCCATCCAATCTGAGCAGTGTCAGATCCGTTGATTGCATACTTGTCTTTGATGATAATAGGAGAATTAGAATACTGAGTAAAAGAAGGCGTTACAGAAACTCTGTTAGCATCTCCAGTTCCTTTTCCGTATTCAGATCCATATACAAAGATCTTAAGTGCTGGTCCACCAGTCACTAAATCTATTTCAGCAGCTCCAGCTCCAGTTCCATCTAATGCTTCTTGAGAATAAGGAGCAACAGTTAATACACCAGCACCTAAAGCACTTCCAGTAGTAGCTCCAGAAGCAACAACGTAACAGTTTAATTCTGCTCCAGTTGCTGGATTCATCACTACAATAGTAGAACCAGGAGATACAACATTTTGAATAAGAGTTGCACCAGCACCACCAACAGGTATAGTTAAAGTAGAAACTTTTGCTCCTACAGCACCTGCATTAGTTGCTATTACATTCTCATAAGAGATGTGTAATCTATTTTGCTCAGACCATACTACTTGATCAGAAGTCATTGGCATTTCAGCTCCTACCATTCTTAAGAAACCACTTAAGGTTCTATTTCCATAACGCTCTACTTCAGCTTCATAGATTTCTGGTAAGTACTGTTGTGCGAAATCATTCGTCCCATCAGTAAAGTTTAAATAATTGCCCTCTAAGGCTTGCTTTTTTTGCGTTGGGATTAAACTCCCGAACGCTGGACTTACATTTGCCATAATTTTTAATTTTTTTTAGTTAAATTTTTTTGTTTTAATTCTAAGTTTAGAGTTATCGTAGCCACTAATCGACTTAACTTTTATTCCATTTACAAACTCACCTGTCCCAGTTTGCCTAGGTTCTGTGCTTGGATTTTTAGTTTTACTAATTATTTCTTTAGTAGCATCTGTTTTACCTTGTTCATAAAAATGATTAATAATCTTGTCAGCATTAGAAGCTAAATAAATAGCTTTGTGATAACCTTTAGTATCCTTTATATTACCGCTATCGTCAAGAAACTTTCCTACGAAGTTATTAATACTGGATTGGTTTTCTGCAACTTTCGACGGATCTTGTAAACCATATCTAAACTTCTTTTCACCTACATTGAAGTCAAAACCTTTGAACTCCTTTGTAAAATAATCGTTTGTTTTTGATTTAAAATCTGTGTGCTGTTGCTCAGCTACTTTTTGATCCTCTTGGTATCGGTTGAAAAACTCTGTTGCTTTTTGTTGTTCTTGAGTAGCGCCGGGTCTCAACTTGATCTCGTCGTAATATTTACTCTTAGTGTTCTCTAAAAAGCCTTTTGCTTTTGCAACTTCTTCTTTAAACGCAATTTTCTTTTTGCGTATATCTCTTTCCTCATCTAGATCTTCGTCGTAATCATAATCTTCTAAAAGAAGACTTACGTCATCAGATTCTAAATATGGTTTTGTTTTTTTATAATATTCTTTTAACAATGCTTTGTCATCGATGTTAGAATAGTCAGCGTTTAATCTAACATAATCTTCTACTGTACCGCCAGTATCTTCCATAAAGCTAACAAGCTTTTCAATGTTTTCCGGTAATACTCTTTGATCAACTACCGGTTGAGCTTGCTGTTCGATAATTGGTTCAGCATCATCTTCACTTTCTTCAATAACCTCAATCAAACCATCTTGAGCTTGTTCTTCTGTTTTAGTTTCACCAACTATAACAACTTCTTCTTGAGCTTCTGATTCTTCTTTTACTTCAGGTATTATTACCTTAGCAGTATCTTCAGTTATATTTTCTTTAACCTCATCTATATTAACCTTTATGGGCTCATTAGATTGGTTGCCTAATTTTTTAGGGCTTTTTTTCTTGGATTTAATTTTAAAATCCCCTTCTTGTTTTACTTCTGACATAATATAATATAATTAAATAATTGTTTGTAATCTTACCTAGGCCCGAACTGTTCTAATCCAAACCCACCTAATACATCATTTCCTGATGATTCAAAGTCCTTAGGTAAACCATCTGTCTGTCTTTGATTTATTAATTCAGATTGTTGGGTACCTTGCATTTTAATTCTTTTATCTTTTCTATCTTCTATTTCTTGCTCTTTTGCTTGATCTGCACCCATTTGAGCTTGAGCTAATTGTATGTTGTATTGAAATTCTTCAGCCATCAACTCTCTTTTTATTTGAGCTTCTGTTTGCATTCTTTCTATTTCAAACTGAGACTTAGCTTGTTCAATGCTAACTTTTTCAGCGGTTAATGCTTGTTGTTTTTGAACTTCATACATAGCGGCTTTCTCAGCAGACTCTGCATTTGCTTGAGCTTGAGCTTGTATATTTTTTTGTTGTTGCTCTTGCTCTCTCTTAATCTTTTGAGTTTGTCTAAGCTTTAAGAATTGATTAGCTAATTTTATATTTTTAATTTGTCTAATATCAATAGCATCAGATAATTGAATAGCTTGTGTTTGTAAAGCAACCTGTATATTTTGTTCTAATAAAGCTTTTTCTTCTTCTTCTGGTTCTAATTCTAAATAAATACCAAAGTCATGCAACTGTAAATTCATTAACTCTTCTAGAGTTTTTGTATTAAATGTACTTATGGCATTGGTTAAAGCGTTTTCAGTTAAAGGATTTTCAATAACATCAGCAACTTTTAAACTAATATTTTCACAAGTTCTAACGGTTAAATATAATAAAGAGTCCAATACATGTTTGGTTGCAATGTTAGAAGCGTTAGCTGCCATTTTTTGTAAACCTACTAATGCATCTTTGCTTGGAGCGCTGCCGTCTCTTGCTTCGTTTAACCCGGTTACGTCTCTTATCATTTGTAGATAATATTGATACGTACCTATTAAACTTTGTATTTTTGCTTGACCGCTTGAAGATGATAATTCTTGTACTGGTATTTTACCTCTATTTAATTCTCCGTCTTGCGTTAATGATCTACCTACAACAGAACCTGTTTGGAAATACATATTCAATGCTTCTGCTGGATTGTACGTAGTACCGTTACCTAAATCAACTTCAGCTAAACCATCCATATCTAAAAATACACCATCTGGTACTATTCTAGACATTACTTGTTGTAGTTTAAGATGTGTTATTTGGATCATATCAGCAAAGCTAGTAATTTTACTAACTATAGATTCTATGCGTCCTTTGTACATTCTAGGCGCTGATATACAGTAATTCATCATTACTTTTGTAGTATCCGCTGTAGGTCTGGTCATATTTTCAGCCATCTCCCACTTTAACATTGTATTTGTACCTAAAACCTTAGCTCCTGAATATAGAACTTCTATTGTTCTTGATACTCTTTCAAAGTTATCGTTTTCAGGTGGGTTAAATGTATCTGACTTTTCTAATGTTTTTTCTAAGCCTTGTTCTGTTTTCTTTATTTTAAATACTTGGTCTGAATACGTTTTGTACTCAAAGTATAATACTTGTATTGTATTTTCATCATAATTACCCCAGTTAGTTACATACTGAGAATTACCAGGCATATCCTGTATTTTTTCTAACTCTGATGCTGATAATGATGGGAATTGTTTTTTAAGTTCCGCCAGTGATATAGACTTAACCTCTCCTACGTAATATATATCCTCAAAGTTTGGATCCTCTGTATATGAATAAATCATATTAGCTGGATCAACGTAATCAGTTACTATTCCTTCTGATTTATTGAAAGATGTTTTAACAGCCCCAATGCCTATAACTGTTAAATCTTGAGCTAAACGCTTTTTTGTTTGATCATACTTATTAAAAGCCAATACATTATTTATAACTTCTTCTTCTGCTATTTCAACGCTTTGCTTAGTTGTCATTTGTAAATGAACATCTAACTCTTCTTTGTTTTCAGGTAAATCTTCTAAGTTTCCAGTACGCGCCATGTCTATATTCATAGCTTGTTTGATATTTTGCAACATAATTTTGTTGTTCATATCTTCTTCCACTGCTGCAGCGTATTCAGTTCTGCTCTTTACAGAAAACGGATCTTGCGCAAAAGCACTTATTTCGTAAGTCTTGTTAGACATACCGTTTACAACGATATCTACAAACTTTGATATTACTGGTATAGGCTTCCAATCTAAATTAAGATAAGACAAGTCACCATTTATAGATAATTCATCTTTGTATTTTTGTACTGACTGCTCGCCTCTGGCGTATAACCGTAGTGTGTGAAAACTATTCCAATTGTTTAAATATCTATTACCATTACCTCTTCCTTGATTGAACCACTCTTGTTCAATAGCTCTAGAGACTTGTAAGCCATAATCGTAACTAGCTTTTACTTCGTCGCTAACAACTTGGTTAGGGAAAGAACTATCGGTATTTGTTTGTATTTTCATTTATCTTAATATTTTAGACGAAGAACCTCTATTGTCATATCTTTTAATTCCTAAATCGTAAACTTTCTTTTGCACTGGACTAACTGGTGAATATAAATTTTTATTACAAGCCATTATAGCAAGTCCTGAACTTATAGAAGCATCATGCTTTGTCCTATTGTTTATATTAAATTTACCCCAATCTTCTAATGTTCTTTGGAAATACATATCTCCATAACCAGCTTCTGTTTGCCCAACACAAGTTTCTATATAAGATTCTATAGCTGCAGCGTGCGCTTGTTTTATATCCTCACTTGAATTAGGTATTCCACCTATTTCTCTTTCAGTTACAGATAATTTGTTTAATCTTTTATCAGGTCTGTTCATTGAAAAACCTCTATAGCCTCTTCTTTTAAAATGATACAGTAACCTAGGTTTGTTATTTTCAGCAAGTATTGGCATTCCGTAAAATACACAAGCCATTAATACGTCTTCAAAAAATATCTCAGCGGTTTGTGGTCTAGCTATATATTCTAAAAAGAATCTATTAGGTGGAACATCTTCCATACTAAACTTTGTTAAACCGTGCAAAGCTCCATTAGATCCTCTTTTATCAACGGTTCCAGATATATCATAACTGTCACACCCGAAGGCACCACAGTGATCGTTACCAGGATATTTTACACCGCCTTTTACAACAACTCTATTTTGAAGTCCTACATGAGGAACCCAGCTAACATTAAACCTACCGTTTTTATTTGGTACAAAAACAACCTTAGTATCTTTGATACCGTTTTCCCACATAAAACTTCCTGTGGTTATTATAGCTGTATTTCTTAAGTCTTCGTTATAATCTATTTGTTCGTATATCTTTGTTAAATTAAACAGAGATTGTTTTGCTTCGTCTCTAAAAGCATGTTGTTCCGTTCTTGGAAACTGACGATAGTATTCGTTTAAACCATCTTGATCTCCTTTTAATCCTTCTACTTCATTACCCCAATAATCAATTACGCCTTGAGTTATTAGCGACCCATCGGGGCCTTCGGTTTGTTTTTTTGGTTTTTCAAATACAGGAAATCCATAAGAATCAATGTATCCTTCGTAGTTCCATTCCATAGGTATGAACAAACTATAGAGTCCTGAACGAGTCTGTCCGTTGGCGTTTCTTTTTGTTGCGTCGGAATCATAATATAATTTTTTAAAATTCTCACCACCTTTATCTAAAGCGTTTGATGTTGATCCCATCATACACTTACCTATAATTCTCGAACCTAGTCTTAAACAAGTTTTAGTTACCCTCCAGTTGTTTAATATATTTGTTGGTCTTTCCCACTTTCCACTTTCATCGTGTACTAGTAGTTTTAATTTTTCACCATCGTACGAGTTGTCCCCCGTGTTTTTCCAGTCGATCGTTGTATCGAGACCCGTGATCTCTTGTAGCTTTTCATTGGAGTCAAGTTTTTTACGGGTAAATTTGGACGCTGGTACCCTGTATGCAAGTTCCGTCTTCGGCCTGTCCATTCCGTCTTGGACTGGTTTAAAGAAAAAAGGATAGTTGACTGAGATGGGGACGACCTTATCAGTAAACATCTTTTTGGCATCTGGCCCGGACTTTGAAAGAATACCAAATCGTGAATCTGTGGATATTGTTGCCTGGTTAACTGTCTCACCTGACGCCATGAAAGAGAAACCTGATCGTCTGTTCTTAAGATAACACATTCCGTAGGATCGTACATCTGCTTTACAAGCTTCCCAGAATATAAAGAATAATCTGTTTGATTCCCTAAAATCTGGTTGCCCAACATCAATCTTGGACCACTGCAAGTACATGTAGTGAGTACCAGTAATATAAGAAGGCTTGTCTTTGTTATAAAACCAAAAACCTTCTTCACGCCTTTTAAACTCTGTATCAATGTAGTCATACCATTTTTCTTTAAACTCAACTGGGTATTCATCCCAATCAAATACTGATTTAATTCTATTTAGTTCTTTTGGATATTCAGAATATTTCCATCTATTTCCATCAAAAGCAACTACGTCATCTTCTTTAGGAAGAGCTATCTTAACACCTTGTATTTCGTAAACCTCTCCTATTTGACCTGTTCTACTAATAACAACTACGTCATGTTCTTGGTTGTAGCCATACTCCCATTTCTTATACCTATTTAATCTTTTAAATATAGTAGGCTTTATATGGTCTTTTAATATTTTTACTAAAGTTTGCTCGTACATTACCTAGATCTCCCTTCTGCAAAACCCCTAAAAGCTTTTTCTCCCGTAGCTTCTTTTGGTTTGTCATTTAGTTTTTCTTCTTCTTCTTCTATTCTAGTAAGTATTTCAAAGGCATCGAATATAGCTAGTTTTTTTGTAGCTGCAGCGTTTTTTAATCTGTCAGCAGATATATCATCATCAGAATCAATAATAGCTTCCTTAGCTACCTTAATTAATTCTTCAACTGCTACATGCCCAGCTTGGATTATATTCTTCTTCGTTTCCTTTGTGTTCATACTTAATTACAATATCATTAGATTTCATACAATAAACTCTCTGATCATCTATAATAAAATCCCATTCACTGCCTGGAGTAAATCCAATCGTGTCCCCTGGGTTGATATTAAGTGCTTTTAACGAACTATTACCGATTTTTAGTATACCAATAAGTTCTTGCTCTTTTTGTGACCTTAAAGTGTCTTTGTTTTTCAAAGGCATTACAAAGCATCTGTCGCCAAATGATTTCCAATCCCCGGTATTCTTATACAAATATATTTGATCTGCTGAACAAAAATATAAATCATCATTAAAGTATGATCTACTTTTTTTCTTATTACCTCGGATATCATAAAAAACTCTAAATACATTATGATGTATTATTATTATGTCTCCTTTTTTAATATCTGTTTTAAAAGCTTTTGGAGTTTCAACTACTATAGCTAAATTATTAACTGCTTTAAAGTTTTCAATTTTAGTGTTTAGTATTAGTGTAACGTCTCCTAGCTTTATTTCGTTGTCATATTTATCACCAAGCGGCTTGACGATAAAATCATATAGACTTCTCATTTAATATTCTAAATCATATTCAACGGATATTGCCATGTTAGGATTAAACTTTTTCCATGGCATTACCTCATCTCCTTTTCTTATATAAATACTGTAAGAATTAGATTGTTCATCATGTAAGATGCAATCTATAGTATGTCCACCATAAACGCTTTGACCTACAGAGTAGTGCATTGCGTCGTTCTTATAGTCGGAGCCTATACTTATTTTCCTTACAACAGAGCTCATTACTTTACTATCTCAAGTACTTCTGCTTCTTCTACTTCTGCTTCTACTTTTTCAAAACTACCATCAGCCAAGTTTACAGTTATGTCACCATACTCTTCTTTTAATTCTGATTTAACTTCTTCTAAAGCTTTTACTGCCTCGAAGTGCGCTCCTAAAAATTCTGCTTTTCTAGCTTCTAAAAAACCAATCTCTACTAATATAGAATTGATTTTTCCTTGACCTTCTTTTACTGACTTCAATTGTTCATCTGTTAATTTACCCATTTTATTTAATTTAATTGGTTACTGTTATTACTATTATTACTTGTTTTTTATCTTTTTACTTTTTAAATAGCGGCCCTAGCTTGTCTACTATTTTTTCACCACTTCTACCGATTACATAACCCCCAATACCTATTTCCAATAAGCTCCAGAATTCTGGTTCTAAAACAGGTGTTATTAAGTGTGCTGATAACTGTGATATGAATTTTGTATATATAATTATAAAACCAAATGAAAGCATTAGTATTGGTCTCCAGCTTCTTTGCAACCAATTACCTTTAGCTTCAGCTACAATAATTTCTGTTTGCATTTTCTGCAATTCTAACTGAGCATCTTGTAATACTTTAAATATTTGATTTCTAGCATTTAATCTTTCCTCTTCGCTAGTGAATAGTTTATCAACTACATCACCTACTTGTTTAAATACTTTAGTGCTGAAAAATTCTAATATTTTTTTCATTATGCTTTTTTATATGCCTCTGCCTCCCAGGGTAAGTTTTTAGCTCCTTCTTTCATTTGAGCTCTTGAATACTTTTTACCTTTCCAATACACATTGTTGTCATCGTAATCTAAATCACCACGTTTCATTTGATCTATGTGTATCTTTTCGTGGTTTACAACACCTTCTAACATAGCTGGTGAAAGATTTTTGTTTACTATAATAGTACCGTTATTATTAGCTTTTCCTAAAACTCCGTCTTCCATATCTACGCTATAAATAGGTGTGTTATCTATAGCGTATGGAGGATTTTGTAATTTAAAAGACATTAACTTATTTCTTAACGTGCTTAGACATCCATGAACCTCCCATGTTAAGAGGTGATTTACCTAACTCAGAACCATATCCTTTGTTAAGATTTTTAATAGCGGATGCTTTGTCTGCTATTGCATTGTCTTTAATCAAGTCTTTCTTTTCTTGTTTGTTGTAATTTTTCATAATTATTTATTTACTTTTTAGATTTATTTTTTTGACAAAAACTGCTTGCAGCACCAACGCTACCAAAACCCCATTTTTTTAAAGCCATTGCTTTTTTAGTAGGCTCTCCTTTTGAATCTTTCATAGCTCCTTTCATACCAGCAAATCTACAAGCAAAAGAAACTCTACGAGGGCTTGTGCCACTTGTGAGTCTTTTACCCATACCTGGATTTTCTTTTCGCATTTTTCTATTCTGCTTTTCGTAAGCTGCTTCTTTTATTTGAAACGGTGAGTTTGAGTTTGTACGTTGCATAATTATTTATCTTTTTTTTCTTCATCTTTTAATCCAACCCATTTGGACAAAGTATAACCTATACTGACTAATAATAGCAGTACTTTTAAATAGTTCTCAATGTTAGTCATACTAACGGATAATGCGGTTATGTTTAAAGCGTATAGTTTTATGTCTCCTATGTTCATTACATAGAACCTTTAGCAATCTGAGTAATAGGTCCTTTTATAGAGCTACATCCACAATGTGCTTTAGATAATTCCATGCCGTATTTTCCAGAACTAGATCCTTTACCTTTTGGCAATGCGTCTAAATCTAACGGTCCATCCCATATAGCGTTCTGCCCTACTGATGCTTTGTTTTTATAGTCTTTCATGTTTTTATATTTAAAATTGTTCGAAATCTTCTTTTTGCACACCAGGCTCTCCATTATGCATAGGATCTAACTTAGCAAAAGGTGTTATTTGCCTTTGAGGCATGGTTGCTTGTCTTTGATCAACTGTATCAAATATATACTCAGCATTACCTGCTTGGTTAGGATTAAAAACTGGTTTAGCAGCACCTAATTCATTAGAGGGCGTTGGAACACCTGGATTTTGGAATATTGGTTGACCCAATATAGATTCATCTTGTTTTATCATTGTTTACATTCTTTATAGAAACACTTAGCACTTTATCAGTATAAGTATCCCCCTTCATTATTTTATTTCTTCTACCAGTTGGTATATCTTCTGTACCGAGCATCATTCTGTACAACCTACTTATAAGTTGCTTACCTTTAAAGGATACTTTATATATATGATATTTCTGTGTAGTATGATTTCTTTTTCTCCAAACAACTATCCAACCTTCTTTCAATAATCTATTCCATCTTCTATTATCCCAACTATATGAAAAACAACCTGTTTTAAAATCTTGTTTAGTAAACATGTCCAAACAATCAAGGTATATTAACAATTCTAAATCAGCGTCGTTTAAATCATTATTTCTGCATGCCCACTTACGTATTATTCTGTAGTGCTTTAATAATCCTAATTTTTTAACGTCACTGGCTTCTATTCTCATAAAACTACAACTATATCTTGCATTTTTATAACTTGATACGGATCACCGTTTATTTCTATGATATGACCGGCATGTCTGTCGTAATATATTAAATCACCTTCTTTCATACCAGCATTAATAGCTTCTTCCCCTGGAGATACTACAGATGCTTTAATGTACCTGATATCTTCTCTTTGTTTTTCAGCTAAAAGTAATCCTCCCTTTGTAGGAGTTATACCTTCTTTTTCTTTCTTTATTATTAAGTTTCTACCTATCGCCTTCATTTGCTCTTAAATTATTAATTACACAATCAGTTGATAATATCGTAGTAGCTACAGACGCAGCGTTTCTTAATGCACTCTTGGTTACCATAAGCGGATCTATTATTCCTTGATCCACCATATTTACAGGTTTACCTGTTAAAGCGTTTAATCCAATTCCTTCGTCTTGTATATCAGACATTTCTATTCCAGCGTTTTCTAATATTGTAAAGTAAGGAGCTTGTATTGCTTTTAACAAAACTTTTTCTCCTATATTTTTAGCTATTAGCTTTTGACCTGCATTTAGTAATGCAACACCTCCACCTGGAACAATACCTTCTTTAACAGCCGCTTTCGTGGCGCAGATAGCATCTTCTACCCTGTCTGTTTTTTCTTTTAACTCTACTTCAGAGTTTGCACCAACTTTAACCACCGCAATTTTAGCAGTTAGCATTGATAATCTTTTTTCAAGCTTTATAACTTCCCAACTTTTAAGCGTGTTATTTGTAAGCTTTTCTTTTATACTACGTATTACATCCTTTATCTTTTCGGATGCCTCAGAGACTGTTATAACAGTGTCCTCGTGAGACGTAACACTTTTTAGACAAGAACCTAAATAATCTAAATCAATAGAATCTGCATCATCTCCTAAATCTTCATTAAATATTGTGGCACCTGTTAGTAAAGAAAGGTCTTCAAGAACTTCTCTCTTACTTATACCGTAAGTTGGAGCGTTAATTACATTAACTTTTAAGTTCCCTTTCTTCTTATTTGTAGCTAGAGTTGATAAAACACCTTCTTCTAAGTCGCCTATTATAAGCAAAGGTTTGTTGTTTTTTATTACGTACTCCAGCACTTTTTGTATATCTCTTATAGTGTTAACTGGTGATTCCATTATTAACACTAACGGGTTTTCTAATTCCGCTGTTTTTGTTTGAGGGTTTGTAATGAAATGAGAATTTGTTAAACCTTTGTCATAAGGAACTCCTTCAATTAATTCAGAAACAGTTTTACCGTCACCGGCAGTTTCCATCATTACAATACCTGTATTATCTACAGATCTAAAAGCGTCTGCTATAATAGATCCTAGTTCATTGTCATTATTTACCGATATAGAAGCTATGTGATCTAACATGTTACCTTTAACATCGGTAGCTATAGTATCTAAGTAATCTATAACTTTTTCTACAGCTGAATTTATACCGTCTTTAATTTCTCTAGAGTTTTTCTTTCCAGAAACAGCATAAGCTTCTTTTAATATAGAGTGAGCTAATACAGTAGCTGTTGTTGTTCCGTCACCGGCTTCTTGTACAGTTTTTCTAGCAGCTTCTTTTAATAAAGTAGATCCCATGTTTTCTACAGGGTCTAAAAGTATTATTGAATTTGCTACAGTTACACCGTCTTTTGTTATAATAGGGTTACCTGCACTGTCTTCTAGCATTACGCATTTACCGCCAGCCCCTAGTGTAGAGCTAACGGCTTTTGCTAGTTTCTCTATACCTTTAAATACTTGATCTCTGGCGTCATCACCAAAGTTCAAGTTCTTGACAATTCCATTCATATTTAATTAAATTTAATTTGATTTGATTATACCTTTTCAGGTATACGAGTATTATTACCCGTTTTAGGTTTTTTTTACCTATTTATTCTTCAACAGGAGGAACTGGAGGCGTTGGATTTTGCCACGTAAAATATAAATCTTCATTTACTGGTGTAATTTGAGATTGTATATTTGCAGCTATGCTAGCTTGCATTGATGTTACGTCTAAAGATCCTTCAAGCCACCCAATAACTATAGCTTCAAAAGCTTCAGTGTTTTCATAAGGTGTAAAAGGTTCACCTGCTACATATGTATAACCCTGTGTTCCAATGTTAGTTGATGAATAAGTAACTCCTCCAGATTCTTCAGAACCTGTGTATCTGTAGTGTACTGTGTAAATTACGTTGTCTTGTCCATCCGCTTGAATGTGAGCATTCATTGTTGGGATATCCCATTTGTAAGTAATCATATTTATTTATTTATTTATTTATTTATATTATGGGCTATCACAACCAATTTCTTTAATAACTCCTGACACTCCAGAAATTGACATAAAAGCAACAAAAGATGTAGTACAGTGAGTTGTTGTAGCTGAACTCCCGTTTTGAAGATAGTAAAGTGACGTATAATTTAGAGGAGTTGTTAATGCAGCATCTGTATAAATAATATCTCCAACCGATAAATTACTTGCATTTCCAATAGTACTACTATAATAATAATCAACAGGGGTAGACGTTCCGCCACTTACACTGTAATAAACATCAGATAATACTAATGAAGGTAAACTACAAAACGTTACGTTTGAAGCAATACCTAAACTAGATAATTTAAAACTTGCAGAGTTTAGCCCTGTAAAAGCACCAAAAAACTGAAATTCTCCACCTCCTGGGTAGGGATCACCTGGTGACCCATTATCATCTTCCCAAAATTTATCTCCATTCTGAACTGAATTTGGATTATTGTTTTTCCAAGCAAGTACAGTTCTACTGGTCGAGCAGGCCCCTGTAGGATTAAATTCATCAGGTGTAATATACACTTGATTTTGAGCAGCTGTGTCATTACCGTAATCTCTAAAATTTAAAAGGTTGGTGTTTTGATTACCACCTGGATTGTAAGTATAATTAAAAGCTCCTTGAATCGCATCTGTAAAACATTCATCTAAATCATTAGATGAAGGTAGCACCGCTGCTATAACATCTGCTAGCGTAAAATCTGTTGTATTTGGTACACCTGGCATTATATTCCTGCTTTTTCTAATCTTGCTTCTAACTCAGCAATTTTAGCGATTAGTAAATCTATATAAGCAACTGACTTAAACCCTTGTGTGTCTTCTCTTACAAACTCTGGGTTAGTCTTTTCTAACTCTTGAGCTATAACTCCGTATCTCTTTTGTCCTTTTTCAGTTTTTAATTCAAAAGTTTTCCAATCTGCTTTAATTCTATTATCACAGGCTTTTTCAATATTTTCTTTTAGCTTTTCATCAGAAGATAGTATAAAGTTGGTTCCTGTAACTGTTCCTGAAAACACTGTGTTGTTATTGGCTCTATTCATAACCATTACAGCAGCTCCAGCAGCACTGTTGTTATGTCTAAGTATTCCAAATTGGTTTGCAGATAAGCCCCCATATTGAGCACCTTGTCCATCATAAGCTACTGAAAATCCATAGTCTTTTGAATTGGTAACCCCTCCCTCTCCTTCATTTAAAAACACTCTTGCTGATTTGTCATTACCAGTTCCTTCAGCGCCAACTATTAAAGTTGTTTCAATAGAAGAACCTCCTGATACGTGAAGTTTAGCTTGAGGACTAGTCGTACCAATACCGACGTTGCCAGTGCCCTTAACAATCATTCTGGTATTCAATGAACTGTATGCAGAGCCTCCTGTTTTAAATTTTAAATCACCAAAATAAGGTGAATTTTCTGTAGTAGAAGAAATAGCTGCTCTTATACTTGTACTACCACCATCTCCAAACATTAATGCAGTCTCATTTCCTACTGTGGTTCCATCGTTATTAATAACAATGTATCCACCTAACCCACCACTATTTGATCTGTAAACTTCTAAAGGACCAAGTGGACTAGTCGTCCCGATCCCGACGTTGCCAGATCCAGATCCATAGTAAAGATCTTGACCGTTTCTAGCCCAATTGTTTACTTGACAATTAGAAATAGTACTTGCGACAACCCCTGGATTTGTTACGCTTATATCCATACTCCAACCACTATCCCATTTGTAGGCCTGGTAGTTTGAATGTCCTGGTTCATAGTTAATTACACTAAACTTACAGTAGGTCCACGTAGAACTTCCTTCTCCTATTGTAATATAGGGTCTAGTGCCGGCTCCAGCAGCCCCAGTCATTGCTCCAAAACGAACGGTAAAATTTCTATCATCATAAGATGAACTGCCTATCCAAGCAGTACAATTAGTCCAATTGTAACCCGAGTACCAGTATCCTGCAAAATGTATATCAAATGATTCGTGAAATGTATAATCAAAAACTCGTATTACTCCAGTCATCATATTATTTACTCCACTTGCTCCATTATCTGGAAGTTTTGCTATTAAATAACCTGTTTGAGTTCCATTCCCGTTGTATGTTGCCCCTGCTGGTGCAAATATTCTTGATGATGCTCCATCTACAGAGAAAGCAGACCCTTCAACTGTACCATCAACTTCAAGTTTGTAGTTTGTTGGACTATCCGTTCCGATACCGACGTTGCCACTCGAGTCTATGCGCATTCGTTCGGATTCAGAACCTGCCGTACTAAATACTATCCCATCATATCCGTGCAGTTTAGCGTTTCCATTAACACCTAAATCCTCATTTTTAGTTAAATAAACAATATTAGGAGAATTGTCACTTGCTCTCTCCCATCCAAGTTTTGTTCCTGTTCCTTTTATCCCGACGTTGCCGTTTCTATTAACAGTTACAGCAGTATTAAATACGTTAACATCATTTCTTGTTGATAATTTAAACCCACCTCCATAAGTTCCTCCGTCAGCATAACCTTCAATAAAAAATCTTTCATTGTTTCCATTACCACCTGTAGAAACCATATAAAGTTTAGCATCTGTTGTACTACCTATTTGTACATTTCCATCTACCTCTAATTTCTCACTAGGACCAGTAGTTCCAATACCTACGTTACCGTTTACAAATAAAGTATTAGCCCCTCCTCCTAGTAATGTTAATTGTTGAGTGGAATATGGTCTAACTATGTTAGTAAATGTTGTTTGTCTTAAATAAACATCCCCTACTACATCTAACTTAACACCAGGACTATTAGTTCCTATACCTACGTTGCCTCCGTATAATTGAAGAGCTAAGTCTTCATTGTTACTTGTTCCACCAACGTTTTGAGCTTGAATATATGAGTGAGTATTTCCTGAACCGGAAGTTTCAAGAAGTAGCCTAGAACCTGTTGATCCCTGTACATAATCAGATGTAGTTGTTGAAATAGTTCCGTCTACTTCTAAAGCTGTATTAGGACTAGTCGTTCCGATCCCGACTCTATTATTTGGCTCATCTACATAAACTGTATCAGACACTATAGTATTTCCATCACCTACCCATATTCTACCCTCAGGCAGGTTGGGTACATCGTTTGTACGCATAATAGAGGATACTGTAATAGACCCAGCGTTTCCACCAGATACTTTACCAACTAAACCTACGTTTTGTATAAAATTAACACCAGTTGGTTTTGTAAGAGTTAAGCCTCCACCGGGTTTTACATATATTGTATCTCCAACAGTAGGAGTCGATCCGTCTATAGGTGATGTGGTGATGTTTAAAAGCTCTCCTGTTACAACTACATATCCAAAAGCATTATTTACAAGGTCAGACTGTAAAAGTCCAATAGCAGCCATCTTATCTTCATCAGAAGCATCAGCTACCGCTATCTCTATAACAGCCGTAGCACCAACATTACCTGTTTGGTAAACTGGTGTGCCTTTTGATATAGTAACGCCTGAAGTGTTTTTACACTCTATAACCACGTCTGTTGCCGACGTGACTATGCTAGCTGGATCTATCCAATCAACTTGACTACCAGTTGAAGCTAGTATTTGACCGCTGCTTCCTACCTGACCGTCTTTGTCTTCTAGGCCAGCTTGTATTTCTATATTACTTTTAAATTTCATGTGTTAATTTTTATTATTAACCTATCTTTTGTACCAAAACTCTAACACTATTAGTTGGTGTTGCAGCAAATGTAATCGTTGCTTCAGAGGTAGAACCTCTTTCAACATCTGCATAAACAGTTTCATTAGTTGTTACATCGTAAAGCTGTATAATAACATCTTTACTCCCTAAACTATGTGTTATAGTCGCCGTGTCCGTTATTGTTACAGCATATGTGTTTGAAGAATTTGTATCTGTATTTGTTACAGTTGCTGTACCTGATACATAGGCAACGCTTATGCCAGTACCGGCGTTTACATTACCAATACCTACTGTTGTCAACGTAGCAAGATCCGTGTCTGATTGCACTACTATAAAATCTGCTTCCGTAGAAGCGCCGGCTACTGCGGCTGTTTGAACTATAACTGAATCACCTGGAGTTAATGGTGTTGCTGCGTTTCCAAAGAAATCACCTGCAACGGTCACAACATAGTAATCACCAACTTCAACTGCAACCCTAGCTGCACCACTTGTTAGATTACCACCACCAACAATTGCGCCGGTGCTAGCATTGAAACCACCTTTGAATTCTAATAAACCTGTTACAGCTTCTTGCACGTAAGCGGTTGTTGCTATTTTAGTTGAACTATCACCGGATGCCGGTGTTACCACATAACCATAACCGCTAGAGTCTCTAGCTACTAACTTACTTACAGTAGCAGCTTCAGTTCCTTCGACGTTTACTATTGGAACAGCAGGAGTTGTATTGTCTATAGTTATATAAGTACCCGCTCCAATACCTGTTAATGTACCTACAAATTGATCTGCTGAAGATATTGTTATATCCTTACCTGATCTAGTTATTGTTGTAGTACCTCCTTGTATGAAATCAACCGTTTCGTTATCTTCTACTGATTCAGCTGTTCCACCGTTAGCAGATAGATTCCAGCTATATATATCAGCTAAAGCAGCCCATGTGTTGTCTCCTCTTAAATATGTTGTTGCATCTTTAGTCCCAGTGGCAGATAAATCTACAGTGTAAACTCTTTTTATCGATGTTCCACTATTTGTTAGACTTACATAAGTACCATTTGCAAAATCAGTTTGAACTAAGCTAACCCAAGTATCTGTTGCATTTGAATAATACTTAGCTATCGTATCTCCGGTGTTAAAATATATTTGACCCGAACCGGAATTTAGCGGCGGGTTGCTTCCATTTTGAAGTCTTACGTTTTGTATCTCATTGTTATTGAGATCAATGTTATTTAAAAAAGGTATCGCCATAATTAATTCATATAAGCCTTACCAGATTCGGCAGAGGCAAAAGTTATTGTTAAGTTGTTTTCATCTATATATACTACATCCCCATAACCTTTTTGCCCGGTGGACAAAGCCATAGTTACAGAAGGAAACTTATCTAGGTTGTGCTGAACTGTCCACGTTGCACTAGCTCCTGCTTGTACAAATGTGTATGTTTCGTTTGCTCTAGCCCAAACATTATCTCCTCTTAGGAATTTAGTATTATCAGGCGTACCAGTAGCTGACAATGATGCTGTAATTTCTACGTTACCCGTTTGAGGTGTTGTAGGTGTCATATCTATAAACGTAGTATCAAGACTTCTAACGCTGTCAACACCTGTTGCACCGAGTTCTAGATAGAAGTTTACAAGAGTGTAATAGTTGTCCATTGCTATGGAACCATTTCCACCTAAGTATTCTAATGTTAATGTGTAAAAGTTAGTTGTACCTATCTGCGTGTACCCTCTCATTATATAATGCCCAAATGAACCTTTACCGGCTACATCTTGAAACATTACTTGTTCATCTACAAGATATTCTAAGAAAGGTGAAACAATCTGACCTGATAGATCCATGTTCGATATTACTATAGAAGTAATACTAGACCAAGGAGTGCCACCACCGCTTCCGGCTGCAAAAGCAAAAGTACCTCCTTTAAAAGAAGGGTCTTGAACAAACTGATAATTCATTTGTCCTGCAATTGCTACCTTACCGTTTATATTCAAGTAATCCGCTACCGCCTTTGCTGTATATTGCTTTGTCTGTCTATTGACGGAATCAGTACCTACCCATGCGTCTGTATCAGTTATAATCTGATCATATGGGTATGAATATATTATTGCCATGTTTTAGTTGTATATTTTTATTTCAAAAGAAGCGTTTTCTAATTCATTATCATAAGTTAATAAATCAATAGTATTTGTATTGACATATTCCCAGTAAATAGGTAAAAAAGTGTTTTCGCTTTTCCCTGCATTAACAAACACAACAGTTTTATCAAAAGTAAATGGAGTATTAGTTGCTGTTATTCTAAAGGTTCCAGCGCCTGTTCTTGTCCATGTGTAAGTTTGTCCTGTGTTGTTGTAAACTTCTGTGGCTACAGGAGCATTAGTACTTGTTTGAGTTAATAGTTGAACCAAAGAAGTGTAAGGTAGACCTCCTATTAGATTTCCTGCAACCGTTACATCACCTTTTAAGTAGGTGTTTGTAATATTATCATTACCTAGTGTAACCGTATTACTCCCTGCTCCGATAGCATCAGTCCCTATTACGATTTGATTTGTTTGTCCGTCTGCGTTTGCTCTTGTGCTTTTTCCTATGAAAATAGAGTTCCCACCTGTTTCATTTTCAGTTGCTCCGTCTGCAATAAATCTACCTGAAGAATTTCCTATTGCTATATTACTAGCTCCTGTTGTATTTCCAAACAGTGAAAAATAACCTAAACCTACATTTAATCCTCCTGTTGTATTTGAAAAACCTGAACTTAATCCAATAAAACTATTATTTAAAGTATCACCTAAAACTAGTTTTCCAGTTAATGTTAAAGTTCCTGTAAAAGTATCTGTCGTGTTTAGTAAATAACTTGTAAGATCAACTCCAGATACTGCGTTATCTACATAGTTTTTAGTAGCTGCGTCTTGAGCCGCACTTGGATCTGTTAACTGTTGAATAGTTCCAGTTACAGCTATTCCGTTTGTTTTTGTGTATAATTTTTGCCCTCCAACGTGATAAAGTGACACACCTCCTGCTGAATTAGCAGCAATCATATTTGTTAATCCGTCAGTCCCTTTAATTTTAAAGGAGTCAACACCTATCTGCAAAGGATTGTTAGGAGAGTCAATATAACTTGTAACTCCATCGTTATAAATTCGGACTCTGTCTGTTAATGATACAGGATCATAAATATTAAGAGTTCCGTACGCATCAACTCCTGAGGTTGTTGTTTCTAATTTGAGATTACCGTAGTGATTTAATGACACAGATCCATTAGAACCATCACAAACAATATAGTTAGTAATAGATCCAGCTCCATTGTCAGATCTAAGTATTATATCTTTATCATCAACAAGATTATCTATGAATAAATCTCCAACTGCTCCGCTTATGTTTTGTATATAGCTATTATTTCCGCTGTTATATATTTGTAAATCATTTCCTGTACCATAAACAGACTTTACATTATCATTGTGGATAGTATTGCCAGTCATCGTACCGCCTGCAAGTGGTAAATATGAACCACCTCCTCCGCCTCCTGGAACTAAATCTACAATACTCTGTACTGTGAAGTTTTTTGTGCTTGGTATACCTGCCACATCTATCTGTGAGCCCAGTATTAGATCATCGCCATCTGGAATAGCCGTAGGGAAACTTGATATATTTGACATGTTCTATCTATTTTGTTTACGTTCGGCTTTAGTACCGTCTTTTTTACTTCTACTCTGCGTTCCACCCCTGTTATGAGACGATGTAACACATCTTTTGGTATTATGGTCATAATCATGGCCTTTAGAACAATTTTTCCTTTGACTCTCTGCCTTCATCTTCCTTCTTCTGTCCGTCATGGCATACTTCTTGTCTCTAATTGCCTTTGCTGCCGCTGCTACTGGACTTAATTTTTGTTTCGGTCCGCCTTTCCTTTTTGGTTTTGCCATAATGTGGTTTCTATATACCTTATATACTTACACAAAAGCCTCAATACTTACAATACTCAATAATGCGACGATAGCCTACTACTATTATATATAACTACCTATTGTCACACTATTTTTTAAAAAAAAATATTATATATAGAGAGCATGGGGGTTACACCTTACCTTAATGCCCTTAATCCTGTGGGAAAACGCGTTTCATTTTACCGGGCCCCCTGCCTTTTTTTGGGTTTTGCCGTACGGTTTCGGCTTTTGCGTGTGATTTCGTGCCTGGTTCTGGCTTTTTCTGTCCGGGCCCGAGCTATTGCGCTGGTGCTGGTTGTTTCGTTGCCGTGCGTTTTTGTTCCCGTGCCTGGTCCTGGCCTTGGCCTGTGGTCTGGTTCGCGAAGCATACGTTTACAGAGAGAATACGATACGATACCGATAATATATATGAATCTAAAATGATATACAATATGACTACCGAAGACAATTACAACGCCCCAAACAGAACAATCGCGGACTGGATCGCAGAAGGATATACAAAACCGTACGCAACCGCATTGTACAATCTTAACAACAGAACACAATGTACAGATCAGAAATAGTAACCAGACCAGATGGAACCAGCTACGTGCAATGTATCAGGATCAATGGCCTGAGCCAGGATCTTACGCCTGAGCAGCAACAGATAGCAGACCAGCTCAAAGCATGGGACACTACGGAGTAGCCCTATCGGGAGACCTCATCATGGACGGCTGTTAGCCATCTTAAAAATTTACAGTCTAAATACGGTCTTATACCGATAATATAACTGAATCTAAAATAAATATACAAATGACAATCTCAAATTCAATTTTTCAAAACAAAACTTACTTTCAAATTTACTATTGCTCAAAAAATAAAATGTATGATTTTACAATCTTCAACTCTAATACAAAAGAAGTTGTTTATCATTACCACTTTTCAAATCTAAATGAAATTAACAAATTGATCCAAATATATAAATAATACAAACTAAATACGATCAACAATCGATAATATAAGTGAATAACAAATCAAATAATAATAACTAAATAAATTAAATTATGTCAAATCAAGAATTAATTACAACTGCAATCGCAAAAATGTCAACTGAAGAAAAAGCTCTAATCTTCCCACCGATCACTCGAGCAAACTTTGTAGTCAGAAAATCATGGCTAGGTAGAAATCAAATCATAACTTTCAACTCGAAAGCTACTAAAACAAAACCAAGTATCAAAGTAACCTACAATCATGATGACGTCTTACAAGCGATGTTACCTAAACTAAATATCATGCCATGTTGGATCAAACGCGGATACTGGTCACAGTCAACTGATATGCCAGCAAATGTTAGACATCTGTCAGAACGTGAAACAATTGAAACTGAGGCTACTGAAAAGTAGTCTTAGGATCAACCCCTAAAAACGTGACAATAGCCTGCTATTATATTAATATAACAAGCTAACGTCACACTTTTTATTCCGCTTCGAGTTTCCGTTGCGAGATCTTGGCCTGGGTATAAATGCTATACACCGGAAGAGTAGACTCCGCCCTACGTAACGTTCAAATGCTATA